GTCATATGCCAAGAGAGTTTCCCACGCTCTCTACCGTTGTCGGGTGCGAAACCGATTCCACATTTGTGGTGAATTCCTGAGTCCACGGCGGACAGACGCAGGGTGTGTGAGAGAGTACAATTGACGAGATGTTTCCATCAAGTGTCACGCGTTCCTTTCGGTGCGCCGGTCTTTTCGAATCGAAGCCGTTCCCGTGTTACACTAACCTGCATGCAACAGACTTCGAACGCCACTCTCGCGACGACGGTCCACACAACCGTCGTAGGGATCATCCAGGGCAGCAAACCATGGTGGAAGCCAACCACCACTCGGGATAATCTAACCAATTAACAGGAGGCGGTCGTCCTTCCGCACTTATGGCCCTGTTGCTTACAAACTCGCTTATAACGAGCGAGCGAATTGTCCAAGCATTGGATGCATGAGTGTGGCACCCGCTTCGAGAGCAGTGCGCACAGCCGGCAACTTCACAGCCAAAGACACGGCCTCAAAGAACCCAAGTGGGTTCACAGGGGAAGCGTTGGACGCACTTGGTGTGACCAACTCTCCTTGGGCGGTGGTGGCTGAGATTCCAGCTAAGTATGGGCGTCCCTCAATATGGTAAACCAACTCAAGGTCGTATGAGGAGGTGGATCCTACCGCGCCTTGGAGACTGACAAACGATGCCTCGAACCCGTTAAGGTCGAGGAAATCAGCATTGCCGGTAATGGTGGCACCAGCAGCTGCCGATCCGGCAGTCTCCCAGCCGGTGGATTGTCCATTGGGACTACGAAACTCGAATGCTCGCGGATCAACTGGTCGTGGCACAATGTCGAACGCGACCTCACCCATTTCGAGTGCCGATCGAACTTGTGCCCCAGGATACTGCACGAGCAAGTTGGGAGCAATTTGGCCACCACCTGCAGATGTCTGTGGGATGCCCCATTCGGTGGTGGTTGCAGCTTGCGTCATGCCAGCATTGGTTGGTAGGATCGCACTTCCCACAGCAAAATCCTTGGTATGCCAAGTACTGCTGATGGGGTACGTACCCATGATGAACTTACCGCTAGCATTCGTCATGCTAGACATGTTGGTGACACGGAGTCCCATGCCGACAATGCGGTAATTGTCCAATTTGGCACCAAGTGACGTATCATTGATGCCCCAACGTGACTGGGTGAAAGTGGTGTTGTCGCCCCAAACGGTTGACACAAAGTCAGCGCTCACGCCCTGGGCGAGGAAAGCCGCAGTGACAACGTTTGGGAAAATGAATACGCTAGCAGCGCCTCCCGCATTTGCGGTGATAGTGTGCGTAGCTCGTATTGTGTAGGTGGCTGTGTGTGCTGCATACATGTCGGGCACTCGCGCGCCAACTGCATCCGGATGAAACGGATCAGAGAGCGCCAGCCAATACTGATGCACTGAAGGATCATCTCGCACTTGTTTAGGAATTTGTAAAGCTTTTCGTTTGCCTTTCGGCGTGGTCTTCTTGATTGTGTTCTTCGGGTTAGTCATTATTATCAAAAATTAATTGCGCCTCATCAATTATTGGTATGTTGGTGGGTGGCGAGGTTAGTGGGTCGTCACTCAACTGGAGAGAATCGTAATACTCTTCATACGCCAACTGCATGTCCGGTGTGACACCGAAAGCGGTATGGAAACTGACCCGTGCATCCTCTGTAATGTTACTAACAGAGGCGGTCAAATCTCCCATACGCTCCAACATGCCAGTGTTGCGGTGGATGCTAGTTATGTAGCGTTGGGATGCTAACGATGTGTTGCGACTGATGCAGCTGTAAAAAGCCTGCATCACTGGCATGCCCGACGCACAAGCAAGCCCACACCGCCCAACGGCATTGCGCCATCTACTGAGTCCTTTACTTCCAGATATTGGTGCCAAACACATAGGGTCTTTCTTCATACACGTGAGAGGATTTCGGAGCATGCGCCAAGCCTTACCATCCCAAACTGGTTGGGATTGGCAGAACTCAAGATGCTCGAATTCCGACGCGACATTGTCTACACCCATGCGGAATCCCACAGTTTCGAACCAAGCGGTAATACCGCCTGTGAAAGGTGCAACATTGTCTCTCTCCATGATCACCACGCAGTCGTCGCCGTTGTTGGCAAGTTCCGCGTCTACCCCTAGTGTGGTGCAATAAGCATGCACCAAGCTACACATCAACAAACAATTGCCTAGTGAGGTATTGATGTCCCCACTTGCACGCGTACCTGTCACTTTGAACTTCACTCGTCCATCATCACAATACGCCACACCTGTCTGTCGAATCTGTTTGCTTAGCAACCTATCCAGCTCACTACGCTGCCTGGGCGTGACACCAGCAAAAGCACCTTGGTAGAACGA